GTCATTCCCAAACCTCGAACACTGGTAAATCGAGGGGCGGCAAAACCACTACCCCTAAGAAGCAGACTGGCAAGTCTTCTAAGGTCACTAATGCCCCCGGAACTGGCGGGAAAAATACCAAGCCCACAAACAGGTATAACAAGAAGCAGGCGCTGATCGATGCTTCCCTGAAGGATGCCGAAGACAAGCTTAAAGCTGTCAACGATGCCCTCTTAGAAAAACAAAAAGAGGAAGAAGAGAACTCTCGTATTGAGTATGAGGCGGCCTTGGGCGCCTATACCGCAGATGTTAACGCTGCTATCGGGGGGTTTAGTAACTCTAATGGGTTCTCTTTAACAAAGACTGACTACTCAGTTGAATCTTCGGATTCTGTAGTTAGGGATCTGCTCTTGGGCAAGGTCTCTATGCCTCGTGCTTCACCCTTAATGCGCGCGTTTGGCACTTTCCTGTTCTTTCTCCCACTCATTATCTATGCACTTTTCTACATTAGATATGAGCAGGCGAATATTTATCTCGCTTATTATGGCCCCATCTACTATGAAAGGATGGCTCAACGCGAATGTGTCCCTTTTTGGGAAGATCACATTCATGGGGTTTGTGGGATAACTTTACTTTCTGATATCAATGAGGAACTCCTGTCGGGGCCCATTGCATCCTGTGTTTCCGAAGCTGACCACATGCTCTATGAGTGTGTGATGAGCCATAGGTCTGAGATGTTAGATTATTTTGAAAGTAATGGCCATCGTATGTACCCAATGCGATGTGTCATGTTTGTGCTGATTTCCTGGTATCTGTTTTGGACCCGGGGAATTCTATCTCGTCTCTTCTATAAGAAGAGATCTCAATTTAGTTTCAAGGTGATAACAAAATTTTCAAATCACCCGCTTGTTAATCAGAAGTCTGATTATGGGAACCGAACTGAGACTTTTCGTGATCCTTTACTCGCAAGAGTGAAGATCACTTATCGTGAGAATGGTGTTAAGAAATCTACAATTTTTGAGGTTTCTTTTGCTTTAATGGCTGAATTGCTACATTCGAAGACTGCTTCAGTCGGCTCGGAGAATTCAGTTGTCTTGGAGAAGATGAAATATGCTGCCTCCACAAATTCCTTGATAAATCTCCCTAAGGGAGATTTCTTACGACATCAAGACACCATCACAAATACCATATACTTATCGTATATTATTTTTACTCATCGTGCGAATTTATTCAAATCGATGGGTTTTCCGATGACCTCCTAAGTACAGGTATGCGTATGTACCTGTATGGGTATCGTAATGATGAAGTTGACATGCCTTTAATTGGAGAAGTCAAAAGTTCTATAATTGAGAGGCTCCATAACGTCCATGACAGTTATGTGAGACATCCTGTTTCAGTCAGTATTGGCTGTCACACGGTTGGCGCGATTCCGCCTCATTCAGATATGCATCATTACCCTACTATAAAAGGAGGAATTCAGAAACGGTTTCTTATGAAACCACCTCAACATGATCAAAAAGTGAGATGCCGCATGAGGGACTTTATTGCGCGCTGGATCAAAAAGAATCTGACACCCCTGTCTTCGGACACAGATACTTCAGTTGAGACATGGCTGGAAAACACCAACTACCCCCGCAGTCGCAAGATCGATTTGATCAAGCAGTGGGCCGAAGCTGGTGGGTGCTGTATTAAAGGTAAGCACACCTCAGTCAGATCATTCGTGAAGGATGAATTCTATCCGGAATTCAAACATCCTCGTTTGATTAATAGCCGACACGACGTTTATAAAATGGCTGTCGGACCTATCTTCAAACTTATAGAGAAAGAAGTGTTCGCACTTCCGTGGTTCATTAAGAAAATACCTGTTTCAGAACGGGCTTCTTATATAATGGATCGGCTCTATCGACCGAATGGTGTATATATCGCTACTGATTACACAGCTTACGAAACACATTTCACAAAAGAAATGATGGAGTTCTGTGAGATGCAGCTTTATAAACACATGACCCAGAAACTCCCCGACAGGGAGCGCTTTATTAAATTAATGGGTCACATCACTGGTAAAAACGCATTGTTTGGCAATACCTTTAAGGTAGAAGTCAATGCCACTCGTATGTCTGGCGAGATGAATACTTCATTAGGCAATGGTTTTTCGAACCTCATGTTCATGTTATTTGCATGTGAGGAAGCCGGGGCACGGAATGTGACAGGCGTCGTAGAAGGTGACGACGGCCTTTTCTGTGTTGACGGTAATGCACCGAACGTCGAGTCCTTCATTCGATTGGGTTTAACGATAAAGTTAACGGTGTGTGACAATATTTCTTCTGCTTCTTTTTGTGGCTTGATCTTCGATGAAGAAGACAAGGTGAACATCTCAAATCCCTACAAGGTGCTTTCGAGCTTTGCCTGGGTCGATAAGAAATATTGTTTTGCTGGGGTCAAGAAACTGAAACAACTTTTATTATTAAAGTCTTTATCATTGCTTTATCAGTATGGCAATGCCCCAGTGTTTCAGGCACTCGCACGGTACGGTGTTAGAGTTGCTCGTGACGGTCTTGGTGGAACAAGAGGTATTTCGGCCTCCTCCATCACTGACAGTTACAAAAGAGATTTCGCTGAACAAGCTTACTTGTACTATGGACGCCATAGTGAAATGCTCTTTACGCCTGTTCCCATCCGCACCAGGATGCTAATGGAACGGGAATTCGGATTAACTATTGAATCACAATTGAAGATTGAGCAGTATTTAGATAATCTGGAGTCTCTCCAACCTTTGGACTTGCCGATGGTCACTTATGTGGCGCACGACAGTTGGACAATAATGTGGGAGAAATATAGATTTGAATGTCAGCCTCTGGTTTACCATCATAAAAATGGTCGTGAATCTATGCTTGATGACAAATTTATACGTACAGTCTGATCCGGTAGTTGCGTAATAGCAACCCCTACTCTTAATGGTTACTTGGTTGTGTAACTTGGGTGGAAAATACTACGGAACAACGACGGCGGTGTAAATGCCGCGCTGATTAAGTGGAACTATTAAGTCTAGTCATCCCATCACTGAAACCTCTTACGCGTTCGCGCGTATCTGGGGATGGTGGGATAATGAATAGCTGGTTTAAGTCGGTAGAGGAACGTAGAGCTTGCTCCATTCTTCCCTTCTGAATGCTTATAGGCGCGGTCGCGGTTGTTTCCAACAGTTTCCTCCAAAGAAATTCCAAGAATCCCTCTAAAGAGATACGCTAGGGCAAATCCAGACCTTCTTACCAGGTCATGGTGGGTTCTCCCATCCCTTTTAGGATGATTACCGGGTC